CCGTAGTGATCGTTCCGCCCTGCGACGTGAACGCCGCAGCCGGAGCCGTCCCCGCCATAACGGGAACGGTGATATTTCGAGCGTCCGCGGTGCGAACCTTCGTTGCGCCCTCGTAGATTGGGTTCCCGGAAACGAGAGCCTCGACTACGAAGTCGGCGAACGTTACCGGCGTCGTCGCCGTAGCGGTCGCGAGTGCGCGCATCTCGAACGTCGCGCGATTCTTCTCGCCCGCGAGTACCGCGCGGAGAAGGTCGCCGTCGTTGTTGATCGGAGCGGAAGCGGTTACTTCGAGGCGATCGGCAATTGCGCCGAGCTTCGCTGCTCGCTCCTCATTCTTGCCGAGATCGTCGATCTTGGCGAGCTTCGAATTCATAGCGTCGGAAAGCTTGGCGTACTGCGCCTCTTCCTCGGCTGAAAGTTCCCGCTTCTCGTCCGCCGCTGCGGCGACGAGATTCTTTGCGGCCTCGAAGTCACGACGATATGCGTCGTGCAGTCGAGCGGTTAGTTCCTGCGACATATAAACCCCTTCTTCCCATTACGGGAAAACTATTCTTTGCCGCGACTGCGGTATCGAGGCGAGCGGTTATCCGGGGATAACCTAAGTCGACGTCGATCCTTAGAGTTTAGGCTTCTTAAATCTTACGCGAGAGATCGAGGAGTTCGAGTTCCTTCTCGCGAATTGATCGTGGGACGGTTACCTCGATCTCGATTTTAATCTTCTCGCCGTCCTCGTGCTCGGGCATCTCCTCGGACGGAACCGTCTCGCCCGGCATTACGTCGAGCTCGACGGGCTCCGCCGCGGCCTCGTCGATAACGCCCTTCGCAGCGGTCACGATAAGGGCGAGCTGCTCCGCAGTCGCGACCCCTGCGTCCGCAGCGGCGACGGCTTCGGAGAGATCCGAGACGACGATCCCGAGATCCTCGGCGACCGAACGCTTCTCCTCGGGCTTCTTCTCCTCTTCGACGACGGGCTCCTCGATCTTCTCGACGGGCTCCTCGGCATCTCCCGGGAACTTCGTCGGGACTCCTTCGACGTCTCGGAGCGAGACTTCGAGAGCGGCAGTAATCGACTTAGCGTGATCCCCGCGCAGTTTCCCCGCGAGCATCGCGGAGAGCGCGTCTCGGAGCTCGGCCGTATCAACGCCGGCTTTATCCGCAAGGGATCGAACGGCGACGAGCGAGAGCGTTCCCGGGTAGTACGGTTGGAGCCCCGTCAACGCGGAGACTTCGACGAGCTTAACGTCGCGCAGTTCCCGGACGCCGTCATCGTTAATCGTATTCGCTCGGGTTGAATAAAATCCGAAGCTCATTCCGAGCGAAGACGACATAGTTCGAACGAGCTCCGCGAGGTCGCGGTGCCACGAGATATTAGGGTTAAGACGGATACGGGCGAGGAGGCCCTTCTCGTTTTCTTCAAGTTCAAGCGTTCCCGACTTCGTCGTACCGAGAAGAAGCTTCGGGTCGTGATCCTGATACGCGCGGACGTCCCATTCGCCGCGTCGCGCAGCGGCGAGGCTTCGGGAGAATGCGCCCTTCTTGACGATCTCGGGATCGACTCCTTCGCCGCTCGGCGAATCGAAAAGCGAAGCGTACCCCTCGAACGTCATTCCCTCCGGGTCGACTGCGCGAAGGTGCGCCGTAGCGGTTCGGAACTCGATTCCCATTATCTCTCCCGTCTTATTCGTTGACTTCTCCTCGGAGAACGTTTCGATAATAGACTCGACCCACGCTTGCGCGGGATCTCCTCCCCACAATGCCCACGCAATTCTACCCGCCGACGGGAAGCCGTCTTCACCCGGTCGGAATCCCTGCGCCTCTTTATCGACTTCGTGACGTGCGAAATATGATCGCATACGGAGGACGGTATCCGCGGGGAGTCTCTTCCCTGCGGCGATATCGCGAGCTCGTGCGACGCCGACGAGCGTCCCGCCTCGGTTGTATTCACGCCGCCATTCGAGACCGCGTTCGGCTTCTTCGCGCATCGCTGCGGTCGGCTCGTACCCGTTCGGATCGATCGCTCGTCCCTCGGTCGAACGCGAGTTATCGGCGAGGTACTCCTCCGCCGTAAATGCGTCGATCCCCATTCCCCGATAAATGCGACGGATCTCGGCGTCGTTATCGATCGCCTCGTCGATCTCGTAGCCGTCCTCGATTAGCTTAAAAACTTTATACGACTTAAACGCATTACCCGCGTTCGGCCCTTCGGGGAAATCGGAGAGGTAGATCTCGGAATACCCAAGCCCCGCATCGTCGAGAAAGAACTTCGTCTCTCGGAGTCGGGACTCTTGACGTGAAGAGACGACGACGATTCGATCGCCCTCGGCGACGCGTCGATTAAGTGCGGCAATAAGCGGTTCGTTCGGCTTCCCGTTTAAATCGATCGTCCCGTCGACGTCGATAACAATCGAGCTCACGGGTTCGGTTGGGTATGGAGGATATCGATCGTCGCGGTTCCGTTACTCACAACGCCGAAGAGCTTGTCTTCGTTGTAAATCGTCAAAATAAATTCCCCGTTATTGCGAATCTCGTATCCCGTCGTCGTCGTAACTCCGGCTTCGCCGATATACACCGCTCCGCCGGAGTGATTGTGCAGGGAGAGAATGCAGACTTCCGCGCGGCAATGGAAGATCTCGCGAGCCGTAGCGGTAACGGTTCCCTGCGCGACTGAGAGGCTCATAGACCCGAGATCTTTTTCGCTTCCTCGGGCGTCATACCCGCGCCGATAAGGATTGCGAAGACGTCCGCTTTTTGACGGGCCGCAGCGATAGCGGCGTCGGACTCGTTAAGCGGTTGACGATATGCGTCGGCGGATTCGTCCTCGATCGGCGAGAGATCCTCACTTCGTCTAATTTCTGAAACGCTCAACCAACCGGAAGCGAGCCCCTTAGCGTACGCGTTATATCGAGCCTCGGTCGAGCCTCGAAGAAGCGCGTCCATATTCAACTTTACGAATGCCTCGGGAAGCGGGATTAGCGTCGAGAGTGCTCGCTCGATAAGCTCCGCCAATGGCCGAAGTGTAAAGCGGACGAAGTCCTCGGAAAGCTGCTCGACCGATCCGTACGACATAGCACCCGGCGTCGTGACCGCGAGAAGTGCGGGAGGCACGCGGTAGATTCGAGCGATCTCGTTAACCGTGAACTCTCGCGAGCCGAGGAGCTGCGCGTCCTCGGGTCGGAACGAGAGAGCTTTAAACGTCGCACCAACGAGGACGCCCGGAGTGTGCATATTCGCTCCGGTGTGATGGCGAATCCAACCCTCTTTAATCGCTTTAACTTGGTCGGGAGTCAACGAGGAATCGGCGACTTCGATTACGCCCGTCGGCGTGCTACCCGTTGCGAAGAAGCGTTGCGCGTACTCCTCGACGGTAAGTCCGAGGGCGAACGTATTCCGCAGCGCGTCGAGCGGAGAGAGACCGTAGTCCGCACCCGGGAGACGGATTAGCGGGATATGCAAAATCGTTTCCGGGCCGTAGACGCTTCCCTCGACTTGGTCGGAGTTGCGGACGATATATTGCAGCTTCCCATTCGTGCGCGTAATGGTGACCGACTCGGGGTGCAACACTTTTACCATTAGCGGTTCGAGCGTCTCGGGGTCACGCGGGGCGTATACGTATGCGTTCCCCGAAAGCATTAACGAGGTTACGATTTCCGAGATGACCGATTGAATCGAATACGAGACTTCGTTCGGTACGGGTTGCGTAATCCAATTCGGCTTGACGCCGCCCGGACGATACGGTCGCCGTTGACCCTGATCCCTCCGGAACGAGTCGATCGGCATCGTCGAGGTGAGGTCACTTAGGATTCGTACGCACGCCCAAGCCGTCGAAAGTCCGAGGACGGACTTCGGGTCGACGCGTTGAATCGTCAACGAAGGGACGCGGTCGAACGCTTGCGGAAGAAGACCGAGCCCGTTTAAGTTTCGCTCCTCGGAGCTCCCCGAAAGAATGCGACGAATAACGCTCACTTCTTACCCCTTGCATATCCGATTGCGATTAACGAGATCCCCGCGAGTCCGATTATAATTGCCGGGTGCAGAATCCACGCGGCGACGAGAAGAAGGGCGATCCCTGCGAGTTCGATAATATTTGAAATCATAGACTAAAAAACCCCACGCTACGAGCCGGCTTCGCGGCTTCCGCTGCATAATACCTCGCCCGGTCGAGAGCCATACATAGGGCGACCGCACAATCGATTTTCCGCGGGGAGGATCTCCCTTCTTTTGTAAGCCGAGGCCCGAAGCGGTCGATCTTAATTCGAGAGTTATCGACGTGCCTCGCGAGAGCTGCGGCGAGCACCGGCTCCCCGCCCCACGTCAACGATTCCTGCGTGATCGCCTCGAACGCGGCTTGCGTGCAGTTCACCATTCGGGAGGCGGATTGCGGGTATTCGGTAACGTTCATTCCCTCCTTCTCGAAGCGTTCGAGGGATCGTTGCCAACGGTACGGGTCGGCGCATAGTTCGACGATCTCATACTTCGACCGCAGCGCGAGGACGGCCTCCTCGACGTCGCCGATATCGACGCGCCAATGCGGATCGTCGAGCGGGCGTTCGTAGACGAGGAGCGGTTCGATATACCCATCGAGCGTCGACGCTACGAGGACTGAACTATCCCCGTCGAAGC